AAGAAGACTGGCTATTGTCGCCACAATCGCAGTAACAGGAACGATAACAATAACGTCTTGCGCTGCATTGGCACATTCAGAGCAGAAACAGTCAGAAACAGCAGAGATTACGACAGAAGCACCGCAAATGGTAGAAATGCAGCAGATAAAGACAGTACACGTAAATGATCCGAATAACGATATATACCCGTACAACACAATAAGCCGTGACTGGGGCGCAGGCGATCTGGACGGATTTACATATTACGAAATTCCGGAAGAATACAGCAATTACGGTGGATGCTTGCCGGAAATCACACAGATTTATACATACTGCACTTGCAAAAATTACGGCGTTGATTATGCCACAATTCTTGCAATGATCGAGACAGAAAGCGGGTACCAATGGGACACAAAAGCAGAAAGTGGCGCGACCGGATATATGCAGATCATGCCGGAATATCACACAGAACGTATACACAGTATCGGTGTGGAAAATGTGGACAACCCATACAACAACATAAGGACTGGCGTTGACTGCATGGCAGAACTACTGGAAAAGTACCAGAACAATTACCGTAAAGCCCTGACTGCATACAAATATGGTCCGACAGGAGCGGAAAGAAAGTATTTCAGAAAGCAGAAGTACACCTGTGAATATGCGGAAACAGTTCTGGAGAAAGCAGATCACATCAAAGAACAGTTGGAGCAGGAACAGTGAGAGAATACACACAAGAAGAACTGGAAGAAAAACTGAAAACTGCATACAACATTGAAGCCAGAGCAGGACACAAGAAAGATCATCTATCAATTAACATGATTGGAACTGTGAAGCGCGAAAACAGGTTATATGATGTATACCAGGACAACGGGAATAGTTACTGGTATTCGCAGCGTTTTATAACGGATCACGGGATCGTATCAGAATTTGAACATATTTTCGGCTATCCGGAACGGAAGCCAGAAAGGAAGAGAAGATGAAATGGAGCATGACAGAATAGCTGAAAAGCTGAAAAAGATAAAAGCCCTTGCAGATCGTGGCGTAGGTGGTGAGAAAGAAACCGCAATGCGAATGTACGAAGAATTAAAAGCCAGGTATGAGATCGAGGACGAAGAAATTATGCTGGATGCGGTAAGCCTGCACTGGTTCGGGTATGACGGAAAACTGGAAGAAGATCTGTTGACGCAGATTTTTTATAAAGTGACCGGAAGCGCAACATATCATGTATACACGGGAAAATATAAGCGAAGAAAGAAACGCGGTTGCGATTGTACAGAGATTGAAGCGGCAGAAATCAAGCTACTGTTCAATTTCTACAAAGAGGAACTGAAAGAGGAATTAAAAACTTTTATGATCGCTTTCAGATCGGGAAATAATCTGTACCCGGATGAAACAGCACGCTGTTACACAGAAAGCGACGGCACACCAGAACGCGAAAGAACAGCGGAAGAAAAAAGGAAGCTGAAAAAAGCGGCCTTTTACACTCTATTCTTAGACAAGAAACGGCCACCACGGGCATTACTGGGAGAGGAACAGGAGGACAAAGAATGAGCGAAGCAGCAAAGGGTTACAGAGAACTTGAAAAGGTATTAAGAGAAGCCGCAGACAAGGCAGCAGCGTGCGCAGAGGTCGAAGAAAAGGAAAATCCGACACAGGAAGAAAGAGAAGAAGCAGAAAAGAACTTTATGTGGGCGTTATTAAAAATACAGACTATGGAGTAGGAGAAAACAAAATGGGATATTACAGCAGAATGCAGAACAGGAAACGTAGTGAAGCAACAGAACAGGAGATTGTAATAAACTGGTGCGAATACAATTCGCAAAGACACCCGGAATTAAAGCTGATCTATCATGTGCCGAATGGCGGCAGCAGGAATCAACTGGAAGCGGTGAACTTAAAAAGACAAGGCGTGAAAGCTGGGGTTCCGGATCTTAATTTGCCAGTAGCTTTAAATGGGTTCCATGGACTATATATCGAAATGAAGTTCGGAAAGAACAAAACAACAGAGAAGCAGAAATGGTGGCTTGAACAGTTACAGAAGCAGGGATATAAAACGGCGGTGTGTTATGGAGCGGACGAAGCTATAGACACTATAAAAGAATATCTGAATATAGCGTGATGGGAGGGAGAAAGCATGACAAGAGAAGCAATGGAAGCATGGGAAAACGCATGTGAAATGCACTTCACAGCGTTTCAGAATTTCATGCGACTAACAGACGGAGATATCGGGCTTTCCCTACAATTGACAACCAGTTACACAACCGCTTTCTTAAAATCTACACAAACGCAAGAGCAGGATGAAAAGATAAAAACAATCAGCGAAGGTAGTTTGGGAAACAGAATAATCATTTTGCTAAGAAAAAGAGGATTGACACAAAAAGAACTTGCAAGAAAAGCCAAAATTAGCGAAGTAACTTTATCGCGATATATTCACGGAGACCGACAACCAAGAGCGAACAATATTGCCAATATAGCAGATGCACTCCAAACCACTACGGATTACTTGCTAGGAGGTGAAAATCAGAATGACTTTAAATGAGCGGATTATAAAAATACTAGAAGCAGGAGAGGTAAAGAAGGGAGAAGCTGTTAGATTCTCAGATGAAGCAAGAGAACTAATACATGAAACTGCAAAAGAGTGCCGAAAGACAAAAATATACCAGGAAAACATAGATAAACAAAAGTCATATGAAGAAGGGCTGACAGCAGCAGAAGTATATTTGGATATGTGCAACAAAATCATTAATGCACCGACAATATTACATATGCAGTTAGTGCCGATAATGCTGATTCCGGTAATAGATGATAAATTGCAGGGAAAATGTGATTTAGGATGCACAGAGGGCATGGACTATTGTTGCATCTGCTGCCCTAAAAAAGACGAATGTACAGCACAGTGCGACTATTTAGATTCATACGAATATACAGAAGAGTGCAGACATTACAGAGGGGAAAATAATAATGGCGAACATAAATGTGATGTACAGTAGCAAGACAGACCAATGGGAAACACCAGAAACATACTTCAAAGAATTGAACAAAGAATTTGATTTTGACTTAGATCCTTGCGCAGATGAAAGAAACCATAAATGTGAAAAATATTTTACAAAAGAGCAAGACGGACTTTTGCAAGACTGGGGGGGGGTATCGCGTGTTTTGCAATCCGCCATACGGAAAAGAGATTTCAAAATGGGTTGAGAAAGCATACAGAGAAGGAACGAAAGACAACACAATTGTTGTTATGCTGATACCAGCAAGGACAGATACAAGATACTTTCACGATTATATACAATATCGTTCTGAAATCAGATTTATAAGAGGACGGTTAAAATTCGGAAATAGCAAAACAAATGCGCCATTTCCGTCGATGTTAGTTATATTTCGGGGACCGAAAACGTGAGAAAGGAGAATAACAATGGCAAACATACCAAAGGCGGCCATGAGAGCCACAAACAATGCTATGCGCGGTTATATCCCACATAGCGGCATTGTATCAGCCGGAGCGAAGCTGGTAGCAAAGAACCAGTCCGGCAGCAGATCGAAAGGAAAGAAAAAACGCCGTACCAGATTAACGGAAATCAGCCAGGGCAGCGGGAAAGCGATCATATCAGATGGCGCAACAGTCAACCAGGCAGTTAAAAAGCTATATGAGTATGAAAACACTGGACTTTCCCCGTTGGAAGTGAAGAACCTGATTGAAAGAGAAAAGAACCTGTCAGCAAAGGTTCTGAAAATGCAGGATTGGTAAAGGAGGAAATCCCATGTATAAATGTTGCGCAAGTCAAGATGGAATATGCAGAAATGTGATGCTTTACGGAACGAATTGCGATGGTTACAAAGAAAGATGTATATTACGCCCACATTATCAGAATCTTAAAGAGATTCAAGAAAATGCGAAACACGCGGTCAGAAAAGCGTTTGGAGCAGAGGATTAATGAAGATGGATAAAGAACATAGAAACACAACAAAAAGCAAAAGAAAAAAAGAATGGATTCCAGTTAGCAAGAAATTACCGAAAGAAGGCGTTAAAGTTCTTGTGTGGTATGAATATTTCAGATACGGATCATACAACAGACTTTTTCAGACTTACGGGTTAGGTTATGTGTATCGAGGTGAGTTTGCACCATTTATAAACGGGGAAAGCGGATGGCAGCAGTTGAGAGTAATTGCATGGATGCCGCTTCCGGAGAAATACAAGGAAGGAGAGTAGATCAGTAATGAGCGTAGACAGATGCGTTATGTGTGGCGACGAGATTCCAGAAGGTTTGCAGGTTTGCAAGAAATGCGCAGAGGGAATCACCGGAAAAGACGAAGTGGAAGAACTGCGGGACATTGCAGCAGTATTGAAAATCACCGCAGGAACAGACAAGAACATTAAAACAAGCATGGAAGCATTATTGAGAATTGCGGACAGGTTAGAAAGGAAACGAACAAAATGAGCATAAAGCCAGAAAGGAACGAATATGGGAGAGAATTACAAACCGAAGATTGTAAGAGCAAGACTGAAAACAGGAGGGAAGACGGTACAGAGCGTAAGGGAAAAATTGACTGGACGTGGCTTTACCGTAAGAGATTTTCAACACATTATTAAAGCCGGAGAATATTTTGACGGGTTGGAAGTGTCACTGTCCTTGTGGAATTGGGACAACCATACACAATGGCATTTGTGGAACTGGCAGCAGGAGGACGACGAAAGAGTAATGCTTGCAATGTACCAGGCAGAACAGTATCACCCATTCGCGGCCATAAGAAATTATAAGAACAATTTTGAACAGTTCAAAGAAGACTGGAAAAACGAAGAATATGATCCAGGAGCAACCTATACTTTTGATTTCGATGAAGTAGAAGTGCTGGAGGTTATCCAGGAAGAAATCGACGAGATCGAACCGGGAATCGTGGATAAAGCAGTAAGGAGCATAAGAGCAATAAAAGAACAGCAGTATTACCACCGAAAAAAGAAAAGAGCAGCAAAACGAAACAGCTATACATATCACAAAAAGAAACACAGATAAAGACAGGAGGAAAAACAAAAGTGATAGTGATTAAGGAAATTGTTAGCGCACTGCTGATCGCAGGAAAGGCATTTGCCATTATGATATTTGTACTAACCGCATTAGCACTGCTTATGATCTTATTCATCGTTATGAGAGAAGTAGCCTGGTCTGTACGAAAAGGAAGAAAACAGGAGGAAAAGAAAGAAGATGAAGATAGAAGCATTTAGAGCAGTTTGTCCGGTAGAGATCGGGGACGAAGTATTTGTTATAGGCGACAAAGCATATTATCTGGTTCCGGGTACAAAGGTAACACAAGAGTTTTTGCAGTCGCTTTTGCAGCAGGGAGACAGAAGGAAAATTGAAGATATTGCAACCGTAATGTACTGCAAGAGTGGAAATATAGAATTTGGCTACAAATTGAGCGGGAAGCAGGAATACAGAAATTTGGACGTGATAGCGATAACGAATGTTCAGTGAGTAAATAGCTGCGCTACCGGCTATACGGGCGGTGCTTTCTAAAATCCTAAAGCCCTGTCCTGCCTGTCAACGGGGCAGGGTAAATATAATATATACTTACGCAAGTATACAAATTTTACAATCTTACGCAAGTATATTTGTGAAAGATGTATATTGAAATTATACTTGCGCAAGTATATAATAAGGACAGTTAAAGAAAGAGAGGAAAGCGCACATGAGAAAGTTTGAAGCAGGAAAGAGATATGGAGAAAACACAGTTGTATTTGAAATCGTAAAGAGAACAGCAAAAACAATTACATACGCTGCAATTTACCACGCAGGAAGAGCCAATGAGAAGAAGAAAGAAGAGAAAAAAGCAAAAATTCATGAATGGGACGGAAGAGAAGTATTTTTCGCAGGAAGCGAAACAGTAGAAGCGTAAACAATCTGGGGCGTAAGCCCCAGAATAGCATATAAATATCATACCAGATGCAGGAGGAATACCATATGCAGACATTATCAATCATCAACTTAAAGGGCGGAGTAGCCAAAACAACATCAAGCGTCAATATGGCGCACATTCTGGCGGCAGTACACGGGGCAAAGGTGCTGCTTGTAGATAATGACAAACAGGGAAACGCAAGTAAATTTCTGAACCGTCATAATTACGATCATGCAGGAATGGCAGAAATTATGACAGAAAGAAAACCAGATATGAAAGCAATCATTCAGCACACGGACTTTCCGGGATTGGATGTTATCACAGCAAATATGAACCTACTTAGAGCAAACTTAAAAGTTATGTTGGACCAGCAGCGACCACAGCAGACCAGATTAAGAGCGGCATTGCAGCAGGTAAGCAGTGAATATGATTATTGCATCATTGATAACGCACCGGATATCAACATAAGCACCATAAATGCACTGGTAGCATCGGACACAGTAATGGTACCGATAACAATTGATGATTTTGCAATTGATGGATTGGCAGAGTTAAAAGAACAGATCAGCAACACAAAAGAAGATCTGAACCCGGAACTGCATTTCATGGGCTGCTTTATTACCCAGTTCGACCGGACAAATGAAGCGGATATACAGGGCGAAGAGTTTTTAAAAATGCAGGATTGCAGTTTATTCGAAACACATATCCGCAGAACACCAAAAATGAAGCCCAGTACATTTGCAAGAGAACCCATCATCGAATATTCTGCACGTTGCGGAGCGTCACTGGATTATAAAAAATTAGTGGAAGAATATCTGGAGAAATCAAAAGAAAATGTGACCAAATAGGTCACAAAAGAATGGAGGTAGAAAGCATGGCAGCAAAAGCAGAAAAGTTTAATTTAATGGACCTGCTGAACCAGAGATCAAAACAGAAGCAGGAGACAGAAGAACAGCACACGGCAGCAGATCAGAAAACACAGGAAGAAAGAACCGAAGAAAACAAGCAGCGGGAAAATGATGTATTCATGGTTGACGCATACGACATGATCCCATCGAAAGAGAATTTCTATCATGTAGACGCTGCATTAAAACGGTCAATTGAACTGGTAGGCATTTTGCAGCCGTGCATCGTGAAGAAACCGGTAAACGGAAAATACGACGTAATAGCAGGACACCGCCGCCGCCTTGCATCACTGGCACTGGCCGAAGAAGGAAAAGAACAGTTCCGCTATATTCCATGTATGTACAAAAAAGAAGAAACCGCAGATAAGCTGGCAATTATCATGGCAAACAGTTTTCGAGACAAGACAGATTTTGAAAAGATGATAGAAATTGTGCAGCTTAAAGATCTTGTGAAAGACTTGAAAAAAGAATACAGCCTGCCAGGGCGAGTGCGTGAAATGCAGCAGGAATTAACAGGAATCACAGAATCACAGATTTCCAGGTATGAAGCAATCTACAATAATCTGGAAAAAGAATTGATGGAAGAGTTCAAGTCCGGGAAACTGATCTTCACAGTAGCGGTTGAAGTATCAGGAATGGAACGCGAATGGCAGTTAAGAGCATATGACAAATTACTGGAGAATGGAGAGCTGACACTGGCAGAAGCGAAGCAGATGAAAAAGCAGATTGAAGCTGAAAAGCAGTGTCCAGGTCAGATGGAATTACCGGACGTGCAGCGGGAAGAAACAGAAGCGGGAACAGAGAAAGAAGCAACAACAGAGGAATCAAAGCAGGAAACGATAACATCACTTTGCTATAGTTACGATAAATACGAAACCTGCAATGAGAAAAGAGCAACCACAACAAAATGTAATGCTTACACAGATTATGAAACTATGAATATAACAGAAAAAGAGGACGGACAATGGGAAGAAGAACCATGCCCGGAGACAATTACATCTATCTGCTATAGCTGCGATAAATACAAAACTTGCAAAGACAGAAGCGACATTGTGACAAGATGCGATGTATATGCAAATAACAAGGGATTAGAACTGACAGAAGAAGAGAAGTATAACATGGAGCAGGCGGCTATTGACCGGGAAACAAAAAAGAAACTGCAAGAAAAAGCACAGGAAGAAAAAATGCAGAATCTTCCGGGAGATACAAGAAAAAAGAAATATATACGAATATCCAGAACACAGCACAAAGAAATAGAGGAAGGACAGAAACCATACATAATTCTGAAAAGTGCAGAACACTTCAAAACAGGAGACATAATCACGGCACAGGTGTTTGAAGGCGGAAGATCCACCGGAGAAGTAACAGAACTGTACATAACCTGTCTTGACGACGAAAACACATCATCTGCAATCAACAGCGGTTATGTGATTGCAGGAATCTTGAAAAAGGAAGTTGCAGCAGATTTAGGTTTATTAGAGGATGTGGAAGAATAATGGGGCTATTGGCAGCAGTGACAGACACATTGAATAGAGTTGACGCAAAGAGGGCAACACCAGAAATGGTTGTTACCCTTGCTGTGCGTTCAGAAAAGAACAGGGAAAGGCAAACAGGAGGGAATGAGCATGGCGAAGGAAACAGTGCAGATGAATAAGAACACCGTTATTGAATACCTGAAATACAGCCGGGGGATTGATGATGAAATAAAGATTAAAAGAAATATCGTGGAAGATCTGGAAATGTGTTATGACACATCAGCAGCAATCAACTATGATGGTATGCCAAAGGGACAGAACCATATATCAAACCCGACAGAAAAAGCAGCCATGAATATTCCCGATTACGTGCGAAAAGAGATAAGAGAGTACAAAGAAGATATCGAACAGTTGCAGAAGTTAAAGTGCGAGATTGTAAAAGAAGTACTGCGGTTATCGCTGAAACAAAAGCAGGTAATAATGATGTTCTATTTCCAGAACCTGCGGTGGGTACAGATCGCAGACCTTCTGCATTATTCAGAACGGCAGTGCAAGAACATACGGGATGAAGCAGTAGAGAGATTGCTGGTGATATTCCAGAACAACAAAACAATCCGTGATTTCAAAATAAAGGAATAATCATTGCCCGATATTGCCCGCTGTACAGTGCTATAATTTTGTGCAGGAATACAGGAAAACAAAGGCAGGAAGATTTTTAAAAAATAAAAAAATTATAGTTTCCAGAAAAATAAGAACACCGGAAACGAGAAAACAAACGAAGGAGGGGAGATGGTATGGCAAGAAAGGCAAACCCGCAAAGAAAGGAATCATTAAAAAGGTTCCTGGACAGCAGGGGGAAAATATCATTAGAAGAACTTGCGCAGCAGGCGGGCGTACCAAAAAGAACAATAAGCAAATGGAAGTGTGAGGACAGATGGAATGAACAACTGGAACGACAGCCCAAGAAACATGGAGGACAGCCAGGAAATAAGAATGCAGCAGGCAAGACACCAAAGAAGAACGGAAACAGAAACGCGGTAACACACGGTGCGTATATGCAGATAAGTTATGCGGACATACCGGAAGAAAGGGCGGCAGCTATTCAGAACTTGACAGGCAACAGCAAAGAGCATCTAACAGAGGAATTGAAGACGCTACTGTTAAGGCGCGAGTATCTGCAACAACAGTTGAAGAAGTACACAGATGAAGAGGACAAGCAGACGTTCTATGTAGATAAGATCGTACACATGATCGTGCCTAAGTCAATGGAAGAGATACAAGAGGAAGAGGACGCAGGCATGGAAGCAGCAGAAGCAATCGACCCGGAGACAGGCAGCCCGAAGGCGGCAGCAGGCGCAGAGAGAATGAAGACAGCAATGAAGTCTATTATCAAAGCGTCACCATTCGACAGAGCAATGAAGATACAAGCAGAACTGACAAAGGTTGACGGCAGGATATTAAAAGCAATTGACAGCATAAAGTCATATGAGATTGAAGACAGAAGGATGCAGTTAGAACAAAGCAAGTACGAGTTAGCAAGGCAGCGGCTAACCGGGGAAATAGAAATAAACAATAATGACATTGAAGAGGTCGTGGACGACCTTCTGGACGGCGAAAATGCGCCGGACGGGGGCGGGGGAATAGGTTCTTTCAGCGAAAAATGAGAGATGCGGGTCGCGGAAGGCCCATTCCTTGCCTAGTTTTGAACAAAAAAATTTCATTTCCGGAGTTTCCGGAACGATTTTTTAAGGGGGTGTGTTAAAAAAATGAAGCTGTACACTTCCGCCGCGATCGCGCGCCGGTTAGATATGACCGAAAGGAACGTGCGCAGCCTTCGCGACAAAGGAGTTATAAGAGAATACAGACCAGGACTTTACGACCTGGGAGAAGTGACCGTGCAGTACATTAATTTCCTACGCAAAAATAATCCGGAAGCAGAAGAAAAGGTTGATTACAACACGGAAAGAGCAAAGCTGATAAGAGCAAAGAGGGAAAGCCAGGAATTAGAGTTGCAGTTAAGGAAGAACGAACTGCACAGCACCGAGGATATAGAACAGACAATAACAGATATGCTGATCCGCTTCAAAACAAGATTGATGGCATTACCTGCAAAACAGGCACCATTGTTGGCAAAAAAAACAGACCAGGCAGAAATCTTCAAGCTGATAAAAGCCGGAGTGGATGAAGCACTGGAAGAATTAGCAGATTACGACACGCTTTTTGGAGGTGAGGAAGACGCAGGAACAGACACAGAACCTATTCCGGAAGATATTTAAGATACTTGAACCGCCGCCGGATCTGAAATTATCGGAATGGGCGGACAAATACAGAAGATTGTCTTCCGAAGCATCCGCAGAACCAGGACGCTGGAGAACATCAAAGGCACCATATCAGAAAGAAATCATGGATGCGATCACAGATATAAACATAAGAAAAGTGGTTGTTATGTCTGCGGCGCAGGTAGGAAAAACAGATGCAATGATCCTAAATCCCATAGGATATTATATACATTACGAACCATCACCAATTATGGTGTTGCAGCCAACAATCAACATGGCGGAAGCATTCAGCAAGGACAGATTGACACCAATGATCCGCGACACGCCGGTTATCTGCGAAAGGATCAATGATAAGAGCAGAAACAGCGGCAACACGATCCTACAAAAGATTTTTCCAGGCGGTCACGTCACTATGGTAGGGGCAAACAGCCCGTCTTCACTGGCATCCAGACCAATTAGAATACTACTGGCAGATGAAATAGATAGATACCCAGCAACGGCGGGAAACGAAGGAGATCCGTTATTCCTGGCGGCAAAACGTTTGACAACGTTCTGGAACCGAAAGGAAGTAGACGTATCAACACCAACAATAAAAGGACTATCCAGAATAGAAGTGGAGTATGAGAACAGCAGCAGGGGCGAATGGAATACACCGTGTCCATGCTGCGGAGCATTGCAGCCGCTAAAGTGGGCGAATGTGGTATTTGACAAAGACAATCTTTCAGAAATCCGGTATGTTTGCGAAGAATGCGGGGCAGTGTCCGCAGAAGTGGAATGGAAAGAACATTTTGTAGAAGGAAAGTTCGTGCATGAAGACCCGGACAACCCAGTAAAGGGATTTCACCTAAACACACTGGCCAGTACGCTTGCAACATGGAAAGAAGTTGTTGAAAAATTCTTAATGGCAAATGCTGAAAAGAAAAAAGGCAATGTGGAAATGTTGAAGGTCTGGACTAATACTGAACTGGGAGAAACGTGGGAGGAAGACGGCGAACAGATAGAAGATGAAGTTCTAATGAAACGCCGCGAAACCTATAATTGTGAAGTTCCAGAAGATGTAATGTATCTGACTGCTGGAATAGATACACAGGATGATCGTTTTGAGGTGGAAGTAGTTGGTTGGGGACCGGAGTATGAAAACTGGGGAATAAAATACGCGGCATTGTACGGAGATACGGGAAATATGGATGATCCAGTATGGAACGACCTGGACACATTTTTGATGCAGTCATTCCAGAAAGCGGATGGGACGCTGCTCAAAATCATATGTGCCTGCATGGACAGTGGCGGACACCGTACAAACCAGGTATATAAATTCTGCAAAAAAAGATTCAATAGAAAAGTATTTGCAATCAAAGGTTCCAACGACAGCGCAGCAGCATACATCCAGAAACCAACAAAGAACAACAGAGAAAAAGCATATCTGTTTACGATCGGAGTTGACACGGGGAAAAGCTGGTTAATGGATCGCCTAAAAGTTGAGACACCGGGACCGGGTTACTGTCATTTCCCAAAAGAAGACGGGAAAGGGTATGATAAAAAATATTTCAAAGGATTAACGTCCGAAAAAAAAGTACTGCGATATAAGAACGGAAGACCATATTTTGCATGGGAATTAAAGGATAAAGGCGAACACAAAAGAAACGAAGCCCTTGACTGCCGGAATTACGCAACGGCAGCAATAGAAATTACAGGCTTGCCACTAAAAAAGCCGGAAGAAACAGCAGGGCAGCAGACGGCAGCAGTAAAGAGAAAACGAAGAAGACGAAGTAACGGAGGTATATAAAATGGCAGGAATAACACTTGATATAGCGAGAGAGCATCTGAAAACATGGCTGGAAGCAGAAGAAACAGTATCAGCAGGGCAGGGCTACACAATCGGAAGCAGAACACTGACAAGAGCGAATCTGACAGAGATTGGAAACCGGATCAAATACTGGGACAACAAAGTAAACGCACTGGAGAATGTAGCGAAGAATGGTGGGCATAGTAAAATACGCCGTGTGGTTCCACGGGACCTGTAAAAACATTTCCCGCAATTTCCCTTTTCACCCGTTTATTGCCCGACATTGCCCGCAAAAATGAGGTAATATTGTAAAGTGAAGAATTAGAAAAAAAGAGAAGGCACCTGCAAGGGTGCTTTTTTCATGCAGTTTTCAGAGGGGAGGTGACAAAGTGGGCGTATTTGCGAAAACAGTCGACAGAATAGTTATGGCAATTTCGCCGGAAAAAGGACTGAAAAGAACAGCCGCACGAAAACAGGCAGAGATTTTAAACAGTGGCTATGGGAATTATGGAGCCAGTACAGTTAAAAAATCTATGATTGGATGGAATTACGCCGGAGGATCTGCAAGAGAAGACATAAACGATAACCTGTCTATCTTGCGACAGCGTTCAAGAGATCTGTACATGGGCGTACCTATAGCAAACGGTGCAATAAAGACCATGCGTACAAATGTAGTAGGACGCGGATTAATGCTAAAACCGACAGTAGACAAAGAAACACTGGGGCTGACAGCGGAACAGGCACGCAAACTGGAAAAGCAGATTGAAAGAGAATGGGCGGTATGGGCGGAAAGCCCGGATTGCGATATGGCAAGGCTGGATAATTTCTATGAACTTCAGCAGCTTGCGTTTGTGAACTGGCTTGCGTCTGGAGACACACTGGCATTACTTCCGGTAAAGAAGCGGGTAAATCAACCATACGATCTGCGCGTGCAGCTAATCGAAGCAGACAGGCTTTCCAGTCCGGATAATTACGACACATTCGATAACCGGATTATTGGCGGCATAGAAGTGGACGAAGACGGGGAAGTGGTAGCGTACCATTTTTCGAAACATCACCCTCTGTCCTATGCAAACGAAGAATATAAGTGGCAGCGCGTAGAAGCATACGGGAAAAGGACCGGAAGAAAAAATGTACTACACTTGATGGCGAGAGAAAGAATAGATCAGCGGCGCGGCGTTCCGTTCCTGGCACCGGTCATCGAAGCATTGAAACAGATCGGAAGATATACGGATGCAGAACTGGTGGCAGCAGTGGTCAGCGGAATGTTTACTGTATTTATCGAAAAGGATAACAGCAGTGAAGAAGAACCAATAGGAAGCGCACTGCCGGAGGAAGTACAGGTAGACGCAGAAGACGAAACAACACTGGAACTTGCACCAGGTGCCATTGTAGATCTTGGCGAAGGCGAAAAAGCGCATGATATCAACCCAGGACGACCGAATGCAAATTTCAACGGTTTTGTGGAAGCTATATGCAGGCAAATAGGCGCGTCGTTGGAAATACCATATGAATTATTACTAAAGTGCTTTAACAGCAGTTATTCAGCCAGCAGAGGGGCATTGGAAGAAGCCTGGAAGATGTTTAAAATGTACCGCACATGGTTGACAAATGATTTCTGCCAGCCGATTTACGAAGAATGGTTAGCAGAAGCGGTAGCAAAAGGCAGGATTTCCGCACCAGGATTCTTCACAGATCCGATAGCGCATAAAGCATACTGCAAAGCAAAATGGAATGGACCGGCAAGAGGATTATTAAATCCGGTGCAGGAAGTAAACGCAGCAGTCACAAGAGTAGCAAACGGATTTTCTACAAGGTCAGATGAAACTATGGAAATGACAGGCGGCGACTTTTACGGAAACTGCGATCAGCTTTTGCAGGAAGAAAAACAACTGAAAGAGGTGAAAAACATTGCCACAGGTGCAGGAGAACAGCGGGCAGCAGAACCCGCAGGAAAAAAATAAATTCTGGAACTTTATTCCAGGTACAGAAACAACAGCACCGGAACTTCTGTTATATGGTCCGATAGCAAGCAGCCAAAGTTGGTGGGAAGACAGGGTAACGCCTGCGACATTCAACAAAGAACTTGCAGAACTTGGGAACGTTCCGGAAATCGTTGTAAGGATCAACAGCGGCGGCGGTGATGTGTTTGCAGCAAACGCCATTTTTACCAGATTAAAGGACCATTCAGCAAAGATCACAGTAAAGGTAGATGGATGGGCGGCAAGCGCAGCAACAATAATCGCAATGGCGGGAGACACAATCAAGATTGCAAGAAATGGCGTGTTTATGATCCATGATCCCAGTATGACCGTATGGGATAGTTATACAGCAGAAGAATTTGACAAGCTGGCAGAAGAACTGCGGGTTATCAAAAATTCTATCGTAAACACATATGCAATGAAAACCGGGAAGGATTCCGAAGATATATCAAAAATGATGTCAGAAGAACGCTGGTGGACTGGCGACGAAGCAGTAAACGAGGGATTCTGCGACGAACTGCTTTTTGAAACGGTAAATACAGTGATTGAGAATCAGGAAAAGATCGTTGTAAATTCCGTGCCAATTGATATGTCAAAGTACAAGACAAGCCCGAACATCCAAAATTTAGTGATTGGCAGTCAGAAAGACAGCTTCACAAATAAACCAAAAAAGGAGGAAGAAACAGTGGAACCCAAAAACATTACTACAATCGAAGCACTGAAAAATACATATCCGGATCTGGTAGCAACGATTGAGAACAATGCGAAAGCAGAGGAAAGACAGCGCATTAAAGATATTAAGGATACTGTTCCGGCAGGATATGAAGATATCGTGGAAGATGCAATGTTTACAAACCCGGTAGCAGCGGAAAAAGTAGCTGTAAAGATTCTGGCAAAACAGAAGGAGCAGGGAACAAACTACTTGAACAACCGTGATAATGACGTAAGAGACGGGAACGTGGGCGGCGTGGGTGCGTCCGCAGGAGAAGCAGGCGGAGAAACAGAAGACCCGTTCCAGGCAGCAATCGACAAACTGCCGGATCTCTTAAAGTAAAACAGGAGGTGTAAAAATGGCACAGTACGAAATTGAAAAAAGAGAGCATACGCCGGTCAATTTCCTTGCAGGAGATTTTCCGACAGCAACAGACGTGGCAACAGCAAAAGCAGCAATCAAGGAGCGCACACCGGTTACGCTTGGGGATGATGGAAAGCTGGAAGCTGTAACATCTGCGACAATTGAAAAACTGACAGGCATTGCAGCTACAAACGCAGAAGCAGACGAACAGTGTGTTTACTTTTTGACTGGCGAATTTTTTGCATCCGCATTAGAACTTCCGTCCGGGGTTACGGTGGATGCGATTAAAGAGACATTAAGAAATAAATCAATTTTCTTACGTTGATAAGGGAGGAAGAAAGAAAATGGCAAATGAAGTAAGTATCTATCAGCCACGGACAATGGGAAGATTAGTACAAAGTTTACCACCCGTGCGAACATTTTTTAGAAGCACATTTTTTAAGCACGAAGAAACTTTCACAACAAAAAATGTTGATGTAGATTTCAGAAAAGGAAGCAGAAAGGTTGCACCGTTTGTAAGCCGTTTAATTGGTGGAAAAGTAGTTCCGAACACCGGATATGAAACAAAGACCTACACGCCGCCTTTAGTAGCACCAGAGAAAGTCACAACAGTTGACGATTTATTACAGAGAAGACCAGGTGAAAGCATTTATTCCGGAAGGACACCTGCGGAACGAGCCGTGCTTAAAATGGCAGATGATTTTGTGGAATTAAGAGAACAGATCGTGCGACGCGAAGAGTTAATGTGCGCCCAGACGATTTTTACAGGAAAAATTCCGATTATCGGTGATGGAGTGAACGAAGAAATTGATTTCTTTTTTACAAACAAAGAAACAATTTCAGAAGCAAAGAAAAAATGGACAGCAGACACTTCTGATCCTATCGCGGATTTGAAACGCTGGCATGAAACTGTACAGAAAACAGGTTTTGTCAATTGTGATATTTGCGTTATGGGAACAGAAGTTGCAAATGCGTTTGTAAACAATGCAAAGGTGCAGAAAGTCCTTGATGTAAAGAACTATAATCTGGCAGTCATTCAGCCACGACAGCTTCCGGACGGAACCACATATCTTGGAACTATTCACGAACTGGGACTTGATATTTACAAATACAATGAATGGTATCTGGATGATTGGACGATTCCGGAAACCCCAGAAGACAAACCACTTGTGCCTGCGGACAGTCTGGCACTGTTAAGCACAAACAGTGCTTATTCTATGTACTATGGGGCAATTACACTTATCGAAGAACCTAACGGCAATTTTGTAACTGTTGAAGGAAAATATGTTCCGGACACATGGACAAAAAGAAAACCGGCAAGAAGATTTCTTAATCTGTCTTCTGCGCCGTTATGCGTTCCGCATGATGTAGATAGCTGGTTTGTCGCAAAGGTTTTATGATTTCGTTCAAAGAAGCTGCCAGACTGGATGTATCGAACGTGTTCTTGAACATTGAAGAATTTGCAGATGTGCATACGATCAATAACAAGAAAATGCCTGCGATTGTTGACGAAAACGAACTGATCGAAAGAGAAAAGCGGATGAAATCAAACATGGACGGCGTATACACGAAACAGATCATGGTATATGTCAAAGGCATAGATTTTGGTATGCTGCCGGTAGTCGGAGCAGCTTTAAGGATGGATGGGAAAGAGTATCTTGTACAGGATGCAGTAAACGAATACGGTGTTTACAGTATCACGCTGGAGATGAATAAAGGATGATCGAATTTGAATTTGACCAACGAACAGTACAGCAGGTAGAAAAGAAACTCGGTGATATGAAAAACAAAACGCCGAAGGTTATCAAAGATGCGCTAAACAGGACCGCAAAGCAGGCCAGAACAGATCTGCGCCGCAAAGCCCAGGAAACATACACGGTAAAAGCTGGAAAGTTCAACAGAGGAATGACCATTCAGAACGCGACAACTGGAAATCTGACAGCAATTATTAAGTCAACGGGCGCACCAATGCCGATCACTTCTTACAGAACATCAATGGCGAAGAGAGCAGGAGGAAAAGCGCAGATCCTTACGGCGGGCGGTCTAAAAAACCTGCAAAAAGGAAACATAAAAGCATTTAAGTCTACGGTAGGCGCCGGACACGGCGGAATGTTCCAGAGAAAAGGCAAAGAGCGATTGCCTATAAAGCAGTTGTACAGCAACAGCGTTCCGGTAATGATCGGAAATGAAAAGAGGGTATACGGCGTTGTAGAACCAAAAATTAAACAAAATCTGGAAAAGAATATTGAAGGACAGATAAGAAGAGTGCTTGGAGGTTAAAACATGAGAGAATCAATACCGTCCTTTTTACAGACCGATTTATGTGAGGAATTAAAAAGACTGTTTGCAGGACAAACATTTCTCACACCGCCTACAGAGGAAGGACAGGAAGCACAAAGAAAAGAATTAAACATTCACAAACAATGGCTTCCGATTCCGGACACAAATGCAGCAGGTAGCGAAATCACACCGGAAATGATAGAGCGGGGGCAGGTCGAAACATTTACAGCAGAACAAGTATTTCCGTACATTGTAGTGCGGATCAGCGAAGGCAGGATAGAACAGCCAGGAGGAAACCAGGCAGTTAATATCCTGCTTAATTTTGGCGTTTATGATCCAGATAAAAGGAATAACGGGTATCTGGATATTTTGCACATGATCGAAACAATACGACAGAGGTTCTTCAAAAACCCGATACTTAACCACCATTATGAATGCGAATCAAAAATGGAATGGGCATTACAGGATGAAGAAAGTTACCCGTACAATTTCGGGTCGCTTTCTATGAACTTTTTAACAGCACCAATAGAAAGGGAGGACAAATACGCATGAGCAGGACGAAGAAAGTTTCTGAAAGCGCAGAAAGCGTAACCGCAACAGTCGCAAAACCGATTACAGCGGTAATTTCACACGAAACAGGAACAGAATCAGTCCCGGAGAGTATGACGGAAACAGCGGCAGAAACAACCGTACCACCGGAAGAAACAGCGGGACAGCAGGAAACAGAAAAGCAGGAACCGCCAGAAGACGTGGTTTATCTGGGACCGAACATTAATGATATCAATATCAGTTACGGAAGAGTATTTGCAGGAGGTGTTATTCCGGGATTCCTGGAAGAACGTATCAAAGAAGTTCCGTCAATCAAAGGTCTGATCGTTCCGGTATCACGTTATGCAGAGGTAGCACAGGCAGTAACATTGCCGGATGGAAGATTCAGTATGCTATATAAACTTACATACGCAGCAGTAAAGAACAAATAAGGGAGGAAAAAACAGATGGCTTACAATCACGGAGTAAGAACACTTGAAAATCCAACAAGCCTGACAGTACCGATTACAGGTACCGCAGGATTGCAGGTGGTAGTCGGAGTAGCACCAGTAAACATGGCGGATGATCCGTACAGTTGCACAAACAAACCAATGCTTGCATACAGCTTCGCGGAAGCAAGCGCAGCAGTAGGATATAACGACGATTTCGCAAATTACAATATCTGCGAAAGTATTGACGCATCTTTCCGCGTAACAAATGTTGCACCTATCGTATTGATTAATGTATTAGATCCTAAAAAACATGTAAAAGATTTTACAGAAAAAGAATTTACAGTAGTCAATGGACAGGCGAAAGTCACAATTAAAGGAATCCTTCCGGATCAGCTTGTAGTGAAACATGGAACAGCAAAACTGGAAGCAGATGATTACATCATTACTTTTGATTCAGAAGGAAATGCGATCATCACAATTCTTTCTGTTCTGTCACAGCCGGGAGGAAACACGATCAAAGTCAGCGGTAAGCAGATCGCACCGGAAATGGTAACAAAGACTGATATTATCGGAAGTTACAATGCAGAAACAGGAGAGGAAACCGGACTGGAAGTAATCAGACAGGTGTTCCCAAAACTGGGACTTACATCCGGCTTAATCGTTTGCCCAGGTTGGTCAAAGGACCCGAACATTGCAGCAGCGATCGCGGCAAAATGTACCGGAATCAACGGCGTATTCAAATGTGAAGCAATCGTGGATCTTGACAGCACAGAAACAGGAGCAAAGAAGTATACAGACGTGAAGACACAGAAAGAAGCGTCCGCAATGATTTCTGAACACCTGGACATTGAATGGCCATGTGCGAAGATTGGAGACAAGATTTATCATATGTCAGCAATCAAGGCAGCGTACACAGCTCATACAGATGCAGAAAATGACGATGTTCCTTGCCAGTCACCGTCCAATATTGCAATCGCAATTTCCGGAATCTGTCTGGAGGACGGAACAGAAGTTGTACTGGATGAACAGCAGGCAAACATTGTAAACAGCTATGGAGTAAATACCTGCATTAACTTCAATGGTTGGCACACCTGGGGAAACAGGACCGCAGCTTATCCGTCTTCAAGCGATCCAAAAGACACATGGTTCTGTTGCAGAAGGATGTTTACATGGTTATCAAATAATCTTATCCTGACATACCACCAGAGAGTTGATGGCCTTGCATCATACAGACTGGTGCAGTCAATCGTTGATGATGAAAATGTAAATATGAACGCGCTGGCAGCGCAGGGAAGAATTGCGGGCGGTTATATTGAATTTTTGGAAAGCGAAAACCCGGCAACAAACATTATGAACGGAAAAGTACAGTTCAGAATCCATCTGGCACCATGGACCCCTGCGGAAGATATCCTGTTTGTACTGGAATTTGATCCATCCATTCTGGCAGCAGCTTTCACAGCGTAAGAAAGGAGAGTTTATTAGTATATGAATACGAAAGTTAATTTATACAATGGCTATTTAGACGGAAATAAAATGGTCGGACTTACTGATGAAGTATCACTTCCGGATTTCGACACACTTACAGAAACATTGTCTGGCGCAGGAATCCTGGGAGAAATCGACGAACCGACCCTGGGACACTTCGGAGCAAGCGAAATTGAAATCCCGTTCCGTATGATTGACGATCAGATGTTTGCACTTATGGATATGCAGAACTCAATCAATATCACGCTGAGAATTTCTAATCAGGCGATTGAACAGGCAAACTTCAAAACAGACTTTATGCCGTCAAGAATCGTAATCAAGGGCAAGAAAAAAGGTTTCACAATGGGTTCACTGAAACAGGGAGCAGCAACAAAACCGTCTGTAAAGCTGGAAATCCTTTACATTCTGATCGAAGTAAACGGAAAGAAGAAATTTGAGTTAGATAAACTGAATGTCGTTTATAAAGTAAATGACGTGGATCTGTTACAGAAAGCACGTAGTCAGTGCTGATAAAATTCAAAAAAAATAAAAACGGAGGAATTTAAAATGCCAGATATCAAAAAAAATATGGAAACAGAGAACGCCGCAGAAGAGGTAAAAGAAACAAAGAAAGCGGAAGTACTGACAGGGGAGGTAGAAGACAATCCACTTGTAATCAACTTTGCACGCCCGTTTAAATTTGAAGATTCAACCTATAATTCCGTTGATCTTTCCGGGATTGAGAATTTGAGAGGTCGTGACATGGTTAAGGCCTCAAAAGATATGGCAAGATCCGGAGATATCAGCGTTATGCCGGAAATGTCAATGGAATACGCATTTATGATGGCAGCCAAAGCGGCAGATCTGCCAGTAGAATTTTTCTACGACCTGCCACCAAAAGAGTGCATCAAGGTTAAAAACAGAGTGACCAATTTTTTGTACAGCGCGGAATAAAGCCAACAGAAGGGCAGGACATAAGAAAATTATCAATCAGATTATCAATGGCAACAAATACAGGAATTACGGAACTTGAAAGTATGCCATTGTTCGATCTGATTGAGATTGCAAAGGAGGTGGTAGCAATCAATGAGCAAAGAATTGAGTCTTGCAATAAAAATAGGCGGAAAGGTTGACAGCTCATTAAACAGTGCTTTTTCTGCTGTTCAAAAAGGAATAAGCGGAGCAACAAAGGCAATGGCTGCCGCCACGGTTGCAGGCGTAGGAGCAGTCGCAGCAATAACCAAAAAAGCAATAGACGTAGGTTCCGGGTTCGAACAGGCAATGAGCCAGGTGCAGGCAACAATGCTGATTGATACTAACACAGCAGATGGCGCGGCAGCATATGAAACGCTTGAAAATGCAGCCAGACAGTGCGGGCGAGAAACGGCGTTTAGTGCCACGGAAGCAGCAGAAGGATTAAATTATCTTGCACTTGCCGGTTACAGCGCAGAGAAAGCAGCAACAGCACTACCAACAGTGCTGCGGCTTGCTGGTGCCGGAGCAATGGAACTAGCAGACGCAAGTGATATGGTTACGGATGCAATGAGTGCGCTTGGCATCGAAGCAACACAAACAAACCTGGAATCTTTCGCGGACAAAATGGCTAAAACAGCATCCGTGTCAAATACATCGGTCGCACAGTTGGGAGAAGCAATCCTGACAGTCGGAGGAACAGCGAAAGATCTTGCAGGAGGGACGACAGAGTTAAATGTTGCATTAGGAATCCTTGCGGATAATGGTATAAAAGCAGCAGAGGGCGGAACACACCTTCGAAACATGATTCTGTCACTACAAAACCCACGAAACAGCGACGCAGCCGCAATGTTTGAAAAAATGGGATTGTCTGCATATGATGCGCAAGGAAATATGCGTTCGCTTGGAGATGTGTTCGGAGATCTCAATAAGCAAATGGCAGGTCTTAGCGCGGCAGATGTGAACAACACACTTTCAACGATATTTAAGCAGACGGACCTTGCAGCAGCAAGAGCAATGCTGGCAGCAACCGCAGATTCCGTGCAAAGTCTGGGAAGTGTAGTGGACGCGTCACTGGCACAAAATGGACAAAGCCTGTCACAGTTGGGAATCAATCTTGATGAAATGGCAAAGGGATTCGATTCCACAATGACAAGTGAACAGTTCGCGGCGCAGATGATGCAGCAGTACGGAATGGATGCAGAAAGCGCAGGACTGATATTTGAAGGCTTATCTTCAATTGTAGAAGGAACTGGAAATCGCTTCGATGAACTGACCGGAAAAGTCAATGATAGTGTCGGAGCGTGCCAGGAAATGTACAACATACAGTTGGACAACCTAAAAGGAGATCTGGCAATTCTCAATTCAGCAGCAGAAGATCTATACATAAGCATTTTCAAAGAAATCAATCCGGGCTTGCGCTCTATGGTTCAGCTTGGACAGGAAATGCTTGGAAAGCTATCTACGGCATTCGACGAAGGCGGATTATCTGGAATGGTAGGTGCAATCGGAGAGGTGATAGCAGATGCAGTGGACGCGATAGCAGATGTAGCACCGAAAGCAGTAGAAATGGGAGTAAGCCTTGTTACTTCATTCGTAGAAGGGATTGCATCAAGTGCCGGAAAACTTGGAAATGTTGCTTCAAATATTGGCTCTACTTTTATAAGCGGAATGTTTAATCTGATTCCGACAGTGCTACTGACAGGAATAGATATAGCGGTTTCGTTTGCAGAAGGAATCGTGAATGGACTTCCAGAAATCATGGAAAGCGGAGCAACTGCGATGGGCGGTTTTGTTGACGGCCTTGTTGCACGGGGACCGGAAGTAATAAACACAGCCCTTTCCCTTGCACGAACATTGGCGGTTGGAATCGTTCAAAACGCGCCGGCGTTAATAAGTGCAGGAACAGAACTGATAACCGGCTTAATAACAGGACTTGCGGACGGAATCGCAAACAATCTGCCAGAGATTGTGGAAATAGCAGGGCAAATGGTGGAAAGCATTTCAACTGCGCTGATCGAAGCAGCACCTAAATTGCTTGAAGCAGGAAAAACGCTGATCGAAGCTGCGGGAAAAGGAATATCAGATAGCGTAAAAAACACATTTGACGATATCAAAAACGGATCTGCGACACTTTCAGAAGTAGCCGTAACATTTGCACCGTTTTTGCTGGCAGCAGGAAAGATCACACCGGCATTAGGAAAAGCAAAAAGTGCTGTTTCCGGATTCCTTACGGTAGCGGGTGGGATTGGTTCAAAAATGAAACTTGCAACGCAAGTGCTTACGAACTTTCCGTATATCGCACATAATTTTGTTACAGAAGCGGGCGGAATGAAAAATGCAATATCCGGATTATTTAAAGGCGGCCTGTCAAAGATAGGCGGAGCATTTAAGGCTATCGCATCACCTGCGGGAATCACAATTGCAGTGATCGCAGCATTAACAGCAGCTTTCCTTCACTTGTGGAACACAAACGAAGGATTCAGAACTGCTATAACAGGAATATGGAACCAGATCACAAGCACCATTCAGAGTTTTTCACAGAATATTGTATCAACACTGAATGATTTAGGGTTTGATTTTGAAAATGTAGGGCAGGCAATATCAGCCGCCTGGAATGCAGTATGTAGTTTATTAGCACCGGTATTTGTCGGTGCTTTTCAATTTATAGCAGATTTTCTTTCTACCACACTGAACACGATATCTGGAATCGTGAAAATGTTTGTATCAGCATTTAACGGCGATTGGTCGGGATGCTGGGAAGCTGCCAAAAGTATAGTTTCCGGAACGTGGGAGTTTATCTATTCAACAATAGACAACATAGGAAACACTATATGCGGCGTGATAAATGCGTTTCTTGGATTGATTGGATCAGATTGGACAGTTTCATGGGAGGGAATAAAGACAACCCTTTCTGGCGTTTGGTCTTCCATTACAGGCGTGATAGATGGTGCGCTGAATATCATAAAAGGCGCGATCAGTGTTGTTATGGATATTATCCATGGTGATTGGTCAAGCGCATGGGAGAAGATCAGCAGCACTGCTTCGACAGTGGCAAATGCGATACCTGGTGCGCTGTCAGGCACATGGGAAATGCTGAAATCTGGAATTTCCGCCGTAGGTTCTGCAATTGGAACATTACTGGATGCAGGTTGGGAAATGCTGAAAAGCAATGCTGTAAATTTCGTAAGTGGAATACCTGGTGCGATATCCGCAGGATGGGAAACATTGAAATCTGGAATTTCTGGTGTTGGTTCTGCAATTGGAACATTACTGGATGCAGGTTGGGAAATGCTGAAAAGCAATGCTGTAAATTTCGTAAGTGGAATACCTGGTGCGATATCCGCAGGATGGGAAACACTGAAATCCGGAATTTCCGCAGTAGGTTCTACGATTGGTCCGTTATTGGACGAAGGGTGGAACGCCTTAAAATCAAATGCAACAAGTCTTGTGGGAGAATTGCCGGGTGCAGTGTCAGAAGTTTGGGAAACATTGAAATCTGGAATTTCTGCGGTAGGTTCTACGATTGGCCCGTTATTGGACGAAGGGTGGAACACTTTAAAAACAAATGCTTCCACAGCAGTTGGCGAATTGCCAGGACTGGTAAGCGAAGGTTTTGACACTATGGTATCAAATATTTCAGACATAGGTTCTAACCTGGGCGGCTTACTAGATGCAGGATGGGAGCTTTTAAAGGGCGCAGCGACAAACGCAGCGGATGCGGTGAAATCAGCATGGGAAGGTGTGAAAGACTTTTTCGGCGGTATTTGGAATGCGATCACAGGCGGAGGAAGCGAAGAAGTAGCAGCCCCAACAGTGGACACAAGCGGGCTTTCACAGGAAACGCAAATGCAGATTCAGATTGATTCTGCACAGGTAGATACTGCGAATACAGCAGTTCAAACACTTGTGGCAAGTCTGAAAGTATTACAGGCATTAACTGCACTGCAATTAAGAATCAATACAGGAACATTAGTAAATTCACTGTCTGAAGCCGGAAGAACTGGCGGAACAGCATTTACAAATGGCCTTGACGGATCGCTTGCAGGGTACACGTTCAATCCGTCCAGCATCGGAGTAGATACCGCGGCGTTATCCGGAACACTGGGAAATGCAGGTCATGCAGGAGGAACAGCGTTTACCAACGGTCTTGACGGATCACTTGCAGGATATGCGTTTGATACATCCAGCATCGGAGTAGATACCGCAGCATTAACCGCGACACTTGGAAGTGCTGGAGCAACTGGCGGAACAGCATTCACCAACGGTCTTGACGGATCACTTGCAGGATATGCGTTTGATACATCCAGCATCGGAGTAGATACCGCCACATTGTCTGCGACACTGGGAGCAGCCGGAACAACCGGCGGAACTGCCTTTACATCCGCAATCAATGATTCAATCGCGGGATTTTCGGTGGACACTGCAATTGGTGTAGATACGTCAACCGTAGTAAACAATATGTCAAATGCCGGAGCGCAGGGAAGCTCTGCTTTTGCAAGCAGTTTATCAAATTCACTTGCCGGACAGTCAATAAGTACATCTGCTATCAATATTGATACAGGATCATTGGCAACAAAGCTGTCAGAAGCAGGAAACACCAGTGGAAAAGCCCTTACAGACGGACTGAACAACTCATTATCTGGTTATTCATTTAATCCGTCCAGTATCGGCGTAGACACTGCGGCGTTATCCGGGACACTGGGAGCAGCCGGAACAACTGCCGGAACAGCTTTTACAACAAGCCTGTCAAGCGCAATGAGCGCGTACACATTTGATGCAAATACGGTATTACCGGTTGCAACATTGACACAGGCAGGAACAACCGCAGGACAGGCGGGAGGAACTGCACTTGGAAACGGAATCAATGCAGCAGTAGGCGCATACAACTTCAATCCGGATAATACAGGAATGACAGTACAGCGAATGACGCAGCAAGGACAGCAATCCGGACGCGCAGGAGGAACAGCACTTACACAAGCCCTTACAGCAGCAATACAGAGCGGATCTGGAGCCGTGGTTGGTGCAGTATCATCAATGATGGCATCGGTAAACGGCGCATTAAATGCCGGATGGAGTACCGCAAGAGCGTCGGCAGCATCTGCAATGGCATCTTTACAGGCAACCTGCGCAAGTGGGGCAGCAGCGGCGGCAAATGCTGTCAGATCAGCGTTTGCAAATATGCACATTACAATCCCGCGTCCTTCCATTCCGGTTATTTCCGTTTCAACAAGTTCAATCGGCTATGGAAAAGGCGGCAGCGTAACAATTCCACATTTTTCGGTATCATGGAACGCACTTGGCGGTATCTTCAATTCACCAACAATCATGCCGACTTTACAGGGCTTGCAAGGAGTAGGAGAAGCAGGACCAGAAGCAATTCTTCCGTTAGATACCTTGTGGAAACGAATGGAAGAGATTATGAGCAGACTTCTGTCGAATAATACAGAAGGAATCATAGGAAACCTGCTTGGAAAACTGGAACGAATAGGAAACACGAATCAGACCGGTCAAATGGAAGTTACAGGAACCGGAATGACAATCAACTTTTCACCGACTTATGTGCTGCAAGGTTCAGCAACAAAAGAGGATGCAAAAGAAGCTGCAAAAATGACATTCAACGAATTTAAAAAATTCATGGAACAGTATGACAGGGAAAAGAAGAGAAAGGGGTTTAAGTAATGGCAAAGTATACGACCATACAGGGCGAAACATGGGATCAGATTGCTTTAAAAGTCTACGGACAAGAAAAGTATGCTGATTGGTTAATGCAGAATAATTACCCGTTACTTGATACCCTGATCTTTTCATCCGGGACAGAAATAAACGTCCCGGATATCCCGGAAGAAATCGACGAAGATATGCCGATATGGAAGACAGAGGAAGAAGAGGACGAAGAAGTTGATCCATATGATTTAGGGGAGGTGTGGGACGATGAGTGATATTCCACGTCAGGCAAAAATATCAATCACATATTCCGGATCAGGCAGGATCAATTCCCAGACATTAAAAGCCAGGATCAAAGAATTTACATATGAAGATCCGGCAACAGGGGAAAGCGACATAATCAGCATTGACGTTGATAATGTTGCTTCCTACTTTTTAAAGAGATCCCCAGCAAAAGGAAGCAAAATTACTGCAAATATACATCTGTATAGCTGGAAGAAATACGGCGATCATCTGATTGTTAAGTGCGGGAAATTTTGCTGCGACAGTAAAGAGTTTTCAGGATGGCCGCTTGAAGGAACGATAGGTGCTACTTCGGTACCGGAAAAGCAGGCATTCAGAGCAACACAGAGATCAAAGACCTGGAAAAAGGTTACGATCAGAGAAATTGCAAGTAAGATCTGCAAGAAATATGCAATCAAGCTGACTTACGATGCAGGAACAATCAGCATAAAAAAGATAGAGCAGACAAGCAAAACGGACTGTTCTTTTCTGACAGAATTATGCGAAAAGTACGGATTGTATATAAAAGTATATGCAGGAAAAGTATATATCTACGATCCAGTAAAATACGAATCTAAAAGGGCGAAAAAGTCCATTGACATAAAGAATATGCTTTCATGGAACTACGTCGGGTCGCTAGTCGGAACATATACGGGCGGAACGATCAAGTATACAGCAGGAGAGAAAGAAAAAGAATATACCTGTAAAGTCGGAAGCGGCAGCAGGATTTACCATATGTCAGAAAAAGTTGATAGTCTGGCAGATGCGAAACGTCAGATAACAGCAAAGGTAAACCAGGAAAACAGATCTGCGGAAACAATGACGTGTACGATCAAAGCAGATCCGGATATAACTTCCGGAATCAATATAACAGTCAAGGGAGCCGAAAAGGTGAACGGTAAATACTTTATTGATAAGGTCGTACATAATGTGTCCGGAAATGCGGCATACACAATGGAACTGACCATGCACAAAGTGCAGGCAAGCGTAGGAAAGAAGAAAGCGGCACCAGCCAAAAAGACCACGACAACAAAAAAGAAACCGACAACCAAACCGACAACCAAACCGAAAGTAGGACAGATCGTAAACTTTACGGGTACCAAACATTATATAAGTGCAGATTCAACCAGCCCGAAACGATGCAAGCCAGGAAAGGCAAAAGTAACGATCGTACACAGTGGAAAGCATCCATACCACTTAGTAGCAGTGTCCGGAGGTGGTTCTACTGTATACGGATGGGTTGACACATCGGATATTTCATAGAAAGGAGAAGAAATGAACGGAGCATTCCGAATAGGACAAGTATCAAAGATAGACTATAAAACTGGAATGATGAGCGTTGTGTATAAGGATATGAACGGGGGCGACGATGTAACAACAGATCTGATTCCGTATATAGCTTTAAACAATGAATATCATATGCCGAATGTGGAAGATTACGTTGCAGTTCTTCACCTTTCAAATGGTCTGGAAGCAGGAATTGTGTTAGGAAGGTTTTGGAACAGTAAAAACAAACCGTCCGTAAATGGAAAAGACCGATACAGAAAAGATTTTTCGAACAAACCGGGAAAGTCATATTTTGAAAGAAATCCAGAAAGCGGTCACAAATTGAAAACAGATTCTAAAACCAATGTTGAAATCGGAGGATCACTGGTTATAAGCGCGAACGACATTACATTTTCAGACAACAGCGGAACAACAACATTGGCGCAGATTCTAAATCATATGAGTAGCCACTAAAGAGGTGACGAGATGGCAATTGGAAATTTTGGAAAGAATATAACTTTCTCTGTAAGTTCAAAGAAGATCCTGACATTTCAAGATTTCAAACTTACCAATGCTGGACGCTGGGCGAAAATGGAACGGGTTGGAGGTTTGCCGCATAAACAGTTTTTAGGACCCGACACAAGAACAATAACATTAACCATAACATTAAGTGCTGCACATGGGGTAAAACCGTATGAAACGCAAAAGAAATTATGGGAAGCCTGCACGAAAGGAAAACCAGAATATTTTGTAGTTGGAAAAAGGAAAATTACAGCGCAAAAGTTTGTAATAACAGAAATATCGGAAGCATGGGACGTAATTTACAACAAGGGAGAAATCGCAAAAATGAAATTGGATGTTACTTTTGAAACTTATGTATAAAGGAGAAAACGATGATTGATACAGATATCAAACTGATAGGCTTTGACTATATGAATAGTGAAACAACAGCAGAGATATATAGAAATTTAAAAATGCTTTTTTCTACACCGGAAGGGACATGCGCCGGGGATCGCAGCTACGGGATCAACACCGAGTACATAGATACATCAATCGGAGAGGAAAGCAACGCAATGGCCGTTGAGATCATCGAAAAATTAGATATGTATGAACCACGCGTGGAATTGAGCGATATAAAAAATGTAATGACAGAAAATGGAATAAAACATATTTTGTATTTCGTACCGGCAGACGAAGGGGAATACAGCGAAGAAGAACAGGAGGGATAAAAAGTGACAGACACAAGTTTACAAGCCATCAAAGATCTTCCGGACATTTCGTTTATCGACAACCTTAGTCTGGAGGACGTACAAAGCCTGTTAATCACAACTTATCAGAAGAAATATGAAGAAATTACGGGGAAAAGCGTGACATTAGCAAGAGGAGATCCAAACAGGGTAATACTTCTGGCAAATGCCGCGCTTTTCTATCAGGCATTACAAAGAATAGATAAAGCCGGAAAAATGAATTTCATAAAATATGCCTATGGTGATTATATGGAAAATCTGGCAGCCACAAGAAGCAGTGTCATAAGAAAAGATGCAGAAGCAGCAACCGTTACGGTGAAATATTCACTGGAAGAAGCACGAAGCAGTGTAACTGCAATACCGGAAGGCAGCCGCGTAACAGCGGATTATGAAAGAGTATTTGAAACACTGGATTATGCAGAGATAAAGCCGGGAGAAACAGAAGTCACAGTATTATGCCAGTGTACGGAATCAGGAAGCGAAGGAAATGGATATGCACCAGGAGAAATCACGGAAATGGTAGATCCGCTTCCATTCATTGATAATGTGACCAATTTGGACACAAGTTCCGGAGGTACAGACATAGAAACAGATGAAGACCTTGCAGAAAGGACATTCCTTGCACCGTCAGGATTTTCGGTAGCTGGTCCAGAGGATGCGTATATATACAGATGCAAAGAGTATAGTTCGTTGATTAAAGACACTGCGGTATACAGTGGCACACCTGGAACCGTAAACATACGGATTCTGCTTGAAGATAACAGCGAGCCACCTAAAAGCCTGATTGATGGATTGAGCGATTATCTGACAGAAACACCGGCAAGACCACTTACAGATCACGTAGTAATCGAAGGACCAGAGAAAGTACCATATAACATCAATATGACCTATTATATCGGGAGATCAAACAGACCGTCAGTGGCTATGATACAGGAAGCAGTAGGGGAAGCAATAAAAGACTTCAAGGAATGGCAGACGGACAAAATCGGACGGGATATAAACCCGGATGAAATAACCACCCGGATGATGGCAGCAGGAGTAAAAAGAGTAGTCATAACAGAACCGGTTTTCAAAGAATTGAAAGATTGGCAGATTGCTTCAATAGGGACGACAACAGTAAATTACGGAGGTTTGGAAGGTGATTAAATCATTCAAAGATGGTCTACTTAGTGATTTACTGGGAGGGCCGTATAAAACAGATCCAGAGGTGCAGGCATTGGCATACGCAATCAGAGAAGGAATAAGGCTCTTGATTAAGTATACGGATCGTGGAACTGTAATGGGGGATTTGAAAAACGCACCAGAAGAAGCACTAGATTTGATGGCGACCGAATTACGGACACAATATTATGACGCATCATATAGTCCGAATATAAAAAGATCACTGATACAAAATACAATGAGATGGCACCAGATCGCAGGCACAAAGGCGGCAGTAGAAGAACTGGCACAAACCATCTTCGGAAACTGCGCAGTAGAAGAATGGTTCGAGTACAGCGGAGAACCGTATCATTTCAGAGTTATTACAAATGCGTTGGCAGAGCCGGACAACATAGAACAGTTTACGACACTGCTACGCAGCATCAAAAATGTTCGATCACACTTAGATAGTGTTTCGATACATAGAATCATATATCAAAATGGCAACCACAGCGGAGGAATCGGCATGACAACAGTTCAGGCACCGCCTATCCGCTGTATAAGATAAAGTTGCAAAACCAGAGGAAAGGAGAAACAGCAATGCCACAGCCATTTAATGACGCGATCATCACAGCGAAAGGCGAAGCCTTACTGCTGAACGTAGAAACGGGAACAGCATCACTGGAGATCACAAAAGTTGTAGTCGGCGACGGGGTTTACAGTACCGCAGAAAAAACAGCGGCAAACCTGCGGAACAGAACTGCATTGAAAAACGCGCGGAATACCTACGCACCTAGTAGCGTGACGGTGGAAGGAGGAAAGAGCGTAAAAGTAACAGTACTGGTTTCGAATCAAGACCCAGTAACAAAGAAAGCGATTGTTACAAGCGGCTACAACATCAACGAAATTGGCGTATATGCCAAAGTTCACGGCGGTGCATCCAGTACAGAAGTTTTGTACTGTATTGCAATCACAAGCGGAAATTACGGCGATTATATGCCACCGTATAACGGCGGCGGAGCGGCACAGATCACACAGGATATTTACCTGACTGTCGGAAATGCTGCAACAACTTATGTTAATTCCGCAGGCGCAGCAGCACTGGCAACAGATCTGCTGAAATTAGCCGAAAGAGTAGCTGACATTGAACAGTTACATGAGGATATGGGATTCTCTGTTATTGACGGAGCATTACATATCACATTCAACGACGAAGAATAAGGAGGAAAGCCAATGAGTTTAATTACAAAACCACCTTTACTGGACGAAACAGGAAAGGAGCTGGTAGCAGGACTGCACACACAGAACGCATTACTGAATGTGATTGCAGGTTTGCAGCTTGAAAAAGTAACGAGCCTGAAAGAAATCGGACGTATTGTAGCGTCTGGAAATGCAAAGAAGGTATTTAATCCGGGAGATCAGATCATTGTACCGTGGAAAGATGTTGCAGCAGATAAAACATATCAGATGGTTTTTGGAGTGCGTAATTTCATTGAAGCGGAATTACAGAACGGCGAGAAAGTGCCGGGAATGATTATCCAGGCAGATTACGCACATCCGTTCGGCGTACAGTTCTCACAGTACCAGGCATTCTACAGGGTAAAAACAAGAGAAGAGGACGGAGAGAACGGCGGCGTTGATCTTGCGCCGGGTACCTATTGCATACAGATGGGTGCAACATGGGGTACTTACGTTAAAAAGGATGAATATTTCAATTTCACACTTACACAGGCTGTACCAGTTGGCGGCATCCTGGAAGGCTTCCACAATGCACCCGATAAAGCATCAACAGAATGGAATGTTAGATCCTTTATCAACAACACTGCAACAAACCCGATTGAAACAGTCAAGGTGGCAGCAGGAAAAGCAGGAAAGCTGTTGGGTGTACTGCTTCCGTCGAATAGTGGGGAATTAAGCCTGCACCGTACCGCGTATGGAAATAACAGATATAGAGATTCAGCAATCAGACAGTATTTGAACAGTGCTGGTGGCGTGAATGAATGGTGGAATCCACAGCATAATTACGACCGCCCACCGGATCAGTTGGCAACAAAAGCCGGATTCTTATCTGGATTCGATGAAGATTTCCTGTCACTGATTAAACCGACAAAGGTAGTAACCGCATTGAATACAGTATCAGACGGAGGTACAGCAGACAATCCGGATATCACTTATGACAAATTCTTCTTACCATCCCTGGAAGAAATGCACTGCGCACCGCAGATTGCAGGAGAGGGGGAAGTGTGGCCGTATTGGTCAAGGGCTTCGGAATCAAAAGAACCACTTGCACAGTACGGAACATATCCGCAGATGCGCACGTTCGGTCTGGAGAACAAAACAAACGCCCAGAGTGTGCGTCTGCGCAGTGCGGGTCGCGGCGGTGCGAATAATGCGTGGTGCGTGAATGCGAGCGGCAATGTCTACAGCAGCTACGCGATCAATGCGCAGCGCTTCGCCCCGGCTTGTGTCTTAATCGGGCAGAAATAAAAGCAATCCAGGGCCGCACACCTGCGGTCCTGGTATTTAAAATATTACGAAAGGATAAAAAGGATATGTCGTCAACTGTTCCGGAGAGAAGAAGAAACACTGGTGAAAAGAAATGGAACCTCTTAATCCGTGCAAACGAATTGACGTGCTATACAATGCAGATTTGTACGAACGAAAACACATTTCTTCCAAGATATCAAGGCGCAATCACAAACAATATCATTCATGCGGCGACAATGATATATGTAAACTGCTGGGATGCAAACCAGATCAGGGTTGCAGAAGATACACCAGAAAAGGACAGGGAAGAACGGCGGAGTTTGCAGAATCAGGCTATCAAGTATTGTAACAGATTACTTGCGCTTATGCAGATTGCACAGAGATTATTACACCTAAAAGCATCACGGATCGAATACTGGGGAAAACATACAAAAGATGTTCGTGAAGGGATTAAAAGGTGGCAGGAATCAGACAAGAGCCGTTATAAGACATAAAGGCATAAGGGGTGTAGGCTAAAGCCCAGAATGTGCGTCTGCGCAGTGCGAATCGCGGCAATGCGAATAATACGTGGTACGTGAATGCGAGCGGCAATGTCAACAACAACAACGCGATCAATGCGAATCGCTTCGCCCCGGATTGTGCCACTTGAGATTTTAAAGCCATTACATAGTAAAGGTATATCAAGAGGATAGACACAAGGAGCCGAATCCCCTGATCCGACAAGGATTGAATAATACTGCGGTGATGCAAAGGATTTCGCCGCCACCATGCGGCAAGTGTGGAGCTATATACATCGTGGACCCTAAAAGAATTATGCGGTATGGAAGAGGAAAGACCGACGATGAAATTAGAGAATCAGTCATAGGGTTTGAAGCACTTTATGATTCGATGATGAAATGCAAAAAGGGCGTATTATGGAAAAACCAGCCCGCACACTATTACCTGAACGGCATAGAAGAGACCTTGAAACTAAATGAACAGTTAAAGGACGGAACCTATAAGCCCAGGAAACCACGAAAAGTCAAAATTACATACCCAAAGCCACGTGAAGCAGTAGCAAACGCATTTCGCGACAGGGTATACCAAAGAAGTTTAAATGACAATGTGCTATATCCGGCAATGACACATTCTTTCATTGACGATAACTTAGCTTGTCAGGGAGGAAAAGGACCCGACATAGCCATGGACCGCCTGGATGAATTTTTAAGGCGGATGTACCGGAAACATGGAAATAACTTCTGGATCATGCAAGGGGACATACACGGATATTATCCGAATATGTCACACGAAAGGACAGAACGACGGTTCCATAGGAAAGTACCGAAAATAGCGTACAACATGGCGACGGATGTGCTGCGCGGCCAGTACGAAGGGAACAAAGGATATAATCCGGGTTCACAGATGGTACAGATCGCAGGCATATCATATCTTGACCCATTTGACCACTTTATGAAAGAACAGCTACACGCCAAAATATATGAACGCTATATGGATGATTTTATAGAAGCGCATGAGAAAAGAGAAGTCCTGGAAGAACATCTGGAAAAAGTGACAGAATACATGAGAAAGGAAGAATGCGAACTGCACGAAAAGAAAACAAGAATTTACCATGTGACGGAAGGCATCCCGTTTCTAGGGTTCATGCACATACTGACAGATACAGGAAAAGTTATTCGCTTGATTGATCCAGACAATGTAAAACATGAGCGTTTGAAACTACGGCGCGAAGTTGCACTTGTAGCAAAAGGCGAAATGAAGAAACACAAAGTCAAGGAAGGGTACAAATGTTGGAAAGCACACGTTCAAAGAGGTAACAGCACCAAAGTCTTAATGAGAATGGATGCGTATTTAAAAAGTTTATGGGAGGAATACAACCTATGATGGAATTTAAGAAAACAGAGGGCGTAGTTGAGCAGAGAAAAAAAGATCAGATGACGGCAGACTATGACAGGATGAAAGCCGACATTGATTATATTGCAATGATGTCTGACGTAGATCTGACAGAAAACGAAGACGGAGGTATGGAAAATGAGTAAAAAATATTCAATCGTAAAAGACTACTATGATAGAAAATTATGGAGTGAAACAAGGGTTCGTAATGCGGTGAAAAAAGGATGGATCACAGAAGAAGAGTGCGAAAAGATTCTGAACGGAGATGAACCGGAGGAAAAAGAAGAAACAGAAGGGGAAGAAACAGAGAAAGAATAATGAATGCGCTGGAAGTAATAGAATCACAAAATGCAATAATAAAAATACAGAGTGATGCGATCAACGAACTGTTTGAATTGTTGATGCAGCACATATCCGCAGAGGAAGCGGATAAATTGCAAGTAGTAGAGAAGATTAATCTTGCAGCGCAGATCAGAGAAGGGATTGAGCAATAGATCATACCAGGATTATAAACACAAGTCTGCATCTATAACAAGTATGGCAGGAGGACAACAACAAATGACATTTGCGCAGATGTGGGAACACGTGCAGGCGATAGCAACGATATTGGCGGCAGTGGGAATCGTGGTTGATCTGACACCGGGAATTAAAATACAGCCGGTAAGGTGGGTTATTCGACAGGTGGGAAACCTGATGAACCACGACTTGATAGAAAAGGTAAATAAAATCGAAAAGGATTTGCAGCAACACAAAGTGGAAAGCTGGCGAAACAATATGCTTGATTTCGCGAATAGCTGCATGAACCACCGAAGGCACACAAAAGAAGAATTTGACAATTTCTTTGATGATTACAGCGATTATGAAAAATTCATAAAAGACAATAAGCTGGAAAACGGACGTGTCGAGATGGCACATGAGTATGTTTCAAAAATTTACCTTCACTGTATGGAAACAAATGATTTTCTTCTGGAGAAAGACAAGGAGGGGTAAACACGAAAATTGCAGTTGCATTTATGGCGGGGCTGATTTCAGCCCTGCTATTATTTTACATTCTGAATTTACGGATTATACACAGAAGGATAAAAAAGAAAAAAGCAGAAGCAGAAGCGAATCCGGAAAAGAAGTTGCAGACAACAAAAGTGATCGTGTTTTCAATCATGCTTACATATTACGCCGCCTTTCTTTTGGGGGCGTGGGTTGTGATCTGGAAAGACGTATATCAAATAGGGGCGTTGCTTACATTTGTAGGAAGCGTTTCTGTATTTGCAGTTGCGTTCTACTGTTGGAAGTCCAAAGCGGAAAATCTGGAGAAGATTAAAAAAGGAAATCCAGAATTGCAGGGAACATTATCTGACTTTTCCGGAATGTCTTCACAGTAAAAGAAGGAGGATGCAGCATGACAGATGAAATGTTAAAAGAGATCGCACAGAAAGCAGCAACAATCATCTACGGAAACGAAGGCGGTTACGGAAGCGTCAATGCAAATGATAACGGAGCCGTGAGTGTAGGAAAAGTGCAGTGGCATGGTTCACGCGCACTTGATCTGCTAAAGACGATCATTGCAAAACTGGGACAGAGCCAGTCGGAAAATATCCTGGGCGCAGCATTGTACAAAGAAATCAAAACAGCTATCCAATGGAATGCAAGGATTGTAACCGTAGCGGAAAAGAATAAATTAACTGCACTGCTTACCACACCGGCAGGCAGGAACGCACAAGACGAACTTGCAGAAAAGGACGTATTAAGTTACGTGGAGCATGGCGTAGGTATGGGACTTGCAGATCCACAGGCTTTAATTTACTTTGCGGATCTGGAAAACCAGGGTGGCGCGGGAGCATCTGCAAGAGCTGCAAAAACAGCAGCGACAAGAGCGGGAGCAGCACAGAATGTAACACTAATGATTCTGCACGAAACGGCACTGAATGACCGTGTTATGGGGAAATACAAAACACGACGCAATGAAACATACAAAAAAGCGGCTGCGGCATTTAAAGCCACAGAACAGGGAACAGGAGGAAATAAGATGGCGGTAAAATTAAGCAACTGCGGACATGATGAAAACGGACGTTACGCAGGCGGAAAAGCAGGAGATCAGACAGGCACAGAATACCAGATCATTGACTGGTACAGTCGCCCGTGGAAGTGTGTTTTACGTTTCGAGAATGAAAACATTGCAGCTATGATCGCAGATATGGCAAAAAAAGCGGCGTTAAATGATCTGATCGGGTACGACCAGGGAACAGTAGGCAACAGTAACGATCGTTATACATTCTGGCAGCATTTGAAAGCCAGCAATTACGACCCGGCACAGATCACGATTGCCTGCGAAAGTGATTGCAGCGCAAGTACAGCAGCAATTGTCAAGGGAGCAGGCTACAGACTAGGAATCCAGGCGTTACAGAACGTATCAATTTATCTGACAACCTACGATATGCGCAGCGCATTACGGGCGGCAGGCGCAAAGGTGCTGACAGAATCTAAATATCTCACAAGCGGAAATTATATCAAAGCAGGAGACATTTTATTGAATGACGATCATCATGTAGCGATTGCCATTACATCCGGACCGTATGCAGGAAACACAGCAACCGGAACCACTACAAATACGGGAGGTACAAAGAAATCTGTTACAGAGATTGCAAAAGAAGTACTTGCCGGTAAATGGGGAAACGGTGACGAAAGAAAAAACAGATTGACTTCTGCCGGATATAATTACAATGAAGTACAGAAGAAAGTAAATGAACTGGCAACAGGCACCGCAAAGAAATCTGTTACCGAAGTTGCAAAAGAAGTTATTGCCGGTAAATGGGGAAACGGTGATACAAGAAAAAGCAAGCTGACTTCTGCGGGATATGATTACAACGCCGTACAGAAGGAAGTAAACAGACTGTTGAAGTAAAAGAAAAGGAGAATGTACCATGAATAATATTATTATCTTAGCAATTCAGTTGGCAGTAGCAGTAGGAGCGTTTGCACTGGGAAAGTATGTTTTCCCGAATATTCCAAAAAACGTATCTGAAAAATTACAGGAATTATCCGGATGGGCGGCACAGTTTGTCGTGTGGGCGCGTGAGTTTATGAAGACAAGTTCCGGAAAAGAGAAAATGGACAAGGTTGTGGAGCAGTTAAAGAAGATCGCAGATGAAGCAGGACTGAAAGTTACGGAAGAACAGTTGCGAGCGATCGCACAGACTGCATATGAAGCAATGATGGCGGGAACAAAAGAAGCAGGGCAGACAACGGAAGCATCACAGGCAGAACCGGCAACAGTTCCGGCAATTACGATCATCAACCACGGACCGGCAGCAGTGGAGACAAACGGAACCGTAGCAGTTGCAACGGACAATGTGCCAGAAGGCGCACTGGAAGAGAATCCGGACGGAACCGTAAATACATATAACGAAGCTGGCGAGAAAGTCGGGACAGCCACAAAAGAACAGGTTGCGGAAGCAGAACGCAAAGTAACAACAATTAAAGTAGAATAAAACAGAAGAACCGCAGGTGGAGCAGTTACCACTTGCGGTTCTTTTAAGTTATGCGGCGAATACCGCATTTTCAATTTCTTCCAGTTCTTCATATGAAAAACCGAAAATGTTATGCAGGCGGTCTGCCTGATCGGAACAAACAATGCTTGCTCCCATTGTAGGATTGGAAGCAAAACTTTTGTTGTAACGAATGAAAAGATTAACTTCCTGCTGCTTGATGAAATCATCAATTTCAGCTTCACTATTAAAATGAATGTGGTCAATGCAATATCCTTTATACTGTTTCATGTGTTTTTCCTCCATGCGATTGATTTTTTTAACTGTCTTTATTATATACTTGCGCAAGTATAATTGCAATAGGCAGATTGCACAAAGTTACGCAAGTATATATAGACAAAATGTATACTTGCGTAAGTATAAAAGGGATGATACAATAAACAAAACAGGAGGTTTAGAAAGAAATATGGAAGAAAAAAAGAATACAACAACAAATAACGGCGCACAAACCACAGCTACAAAGGCAAAGAACAAATTCAATACCAAAAACTATGACAGGCTATACCCATTCGTAAAAGCTGGAGAAAAAGCAAAAATAGAGCAGGCAGCAAAAGCAGCAGGGCAGAGCCTAAATGATTATATTGTGACAGCTATATATCAAAGAATGGAACGGGAAAGGGTGTAAAATGGATTTTGTAAAAGCAGCAGAAATAGCAACGCAATTCGAAAAAGATTTTTCGAAAATATACAAACTTGAAAAAATAGAAGACAAAAGACAGCCATACCAAGAAAACTGGTTCACTTGTGTGTATGCAAATAAAATCACACATATAAAAGAAGAAATTTTATTTCCAGAAGACGCACTCGAAACGTGCCGGATAGACACTAAAGGAAGGACGAAAGAACTTTACAAGTACAAAGAAATTGTGATAAATGGATGTAATACTTTTTGGGACGCAAGCGACGAAAAAAGTATAATGGAAGATAGCATAAATCTGCTTATGCAGGAATACTCGGAACATATAGAAAAAATAATAGATGAAAGATTTGATTTAAAAGGAATGTACACAGGAGATATACAGGAATTACAAGAAAAAATAAAAGAAATTTACAAACAGATAGACGAAGAGTAACAGTATCTTATAGAAGAAAAACACATAGAATTTATGAATAAAGTACATGAATTAATATGCTGGGGTGCAGACTGTACAAACTGGGAAGATATTGAAGACATTGAAAATGAATACAGTAAAAGATTTATTAATACAGAAAGTTGAAAAATAAATTATGAATAAAACAGATATAGTAAATATGCTATGCGGTCAACCATTCAAATTTTACGCAATGAGTAAGGCACAACAAATGTATGGAAAAAATATTTGTAGTTATAACGATATAACAGGGGAGTTTAAATGGAACAGGAATAGAATAAATTTTATGCAACTGAATGATATAGTTGATTTGTACGAAAATGTGAAAAACTGGAATAGAGAAGAAACAGCAAAGAAAAACACAAAGATCATACTAAATGTTGCAACTGAAAAAAGATGTTACTTTAAATGCGAAGTATGTGGATATGAGAAAGTAGCACAAGAAGACAGGTACTGCCCTATGTGTGGCGAAAAATTCGATATAACAGAATAAAAGAAGAACCCGGCAAATTTAGGTCTGCCGGGTATTTTTCTATTTGTACTAATTATACATAACCTACCGGCAATCTGGATTCCAAAACCAGCCAGGATGTATTGAGCCTTTTGAAAGTCACCAGTCAAAAGTTCGCCCAGACAATCGTAATGATCACTCACAACGAAGAAATTGCGCAGATGGCAGACCGCATTATCCGTATCGAAGATGGTCGGATCGTCTCCCAGAACTAACGGGAGGTGGCTACGATGAATGTCAAAAACAGAAAATGTATTCGAAAGCTCAGCTTAAAATCCCTTTATGCGAACCGCCGCCGCAATCTGATCGCTATTTTTGCCATTGCGCTGACAACGATGCTATTTACGTCCATGTTCACCATTGTCTTGTCGTTGAACGCCAGTTATGAAACCTACCAGTTTCGGCAGGTAGGTGGCTATGCACACGGTACCTTTAAAGATGTTTCCCCCGAGCAGGCGGAACGTATCGCTGCTCATCCAAAGGTGAAGGCTGCGGGGGCACGGAAGGTGATCGGCATCACTGTGGATGGTGTCTTTTCCAAAACGCCTGCAGAGATCAGCTACATGGATGCCAACTGCACCAAATGGAGCTATGCCACCCCTACTACCGGGCGGATGCCCGAAAGCGGCAAAGAAGTAGCCATGGATACGGCAAGGGGGTAGATGCCGCGCGTTCCACCTGCTC